TGGAACCTTGGAATTAAACTATATCCACATGAAAAATTTTGGGTATTTTCTTCTGCGGATAATATCTACATGGAAGACAGCCTTGAAAGAATGTATAAGGAAAGTGGAGAAGATAAAGTAGTTCTTAGTAATTCTGGGTTTGGATTTTTCTCAGTCGGAGAGAATATTATTAGGAACGTCGGACTCTTTGATGAGTATTTCTACCCGATATATTTCGAAGACAACGATTTTGCAGACAGGATAGAGTTGTCTGGATTTAAAATAACATCTTCAGATATTCCAGTAAATGATAATGATGGATCGCAAACTATTAAAAGTGATAATAAATTATTAACAAGAAATCATGAGACATTCGTAGAAAATGAAAAGTATTATAAAAGTAAAGTAGATAGTAAAAATTATGAATGTCGTGGCTGGGACATAGATCTAAGAAGAAAGCATGAGTGGATGAGATGATAGTAGGACTTCTTCCTGCCTCTGGCTCTGCAAGCCGAGTAAAAGGAATACCTAAATTTTGTTTACCAATAAGTGATGACATATGTTTATTGGAGTGGCATGTTAAGAATATGGCTGAAGTGTGTGATGAAATTAGAATATCTACAAAATCATCCTGGCTACCCATTGTTGAAAAATTTAATATTGATGCAAAAATAAATATTATTGAGCCATCAACAATGTCAGATGCAATTACTAAAATGACTGATGGTACAGAAACATCTATTATAATTGGAATGCCAGATACATTTATAAGTCATACTAATCAAAATTTCTATAAAACAATTTCTGAATCTGAGTATGATATAACTTTAGCATCATGGCCCTGCAATGAAGATATAAAGGGTCGGGTGGGGCAAATAAACTATAACGGAAATGATGTTATAGAAGTAATAGATAAAGTTCCTGGATGCGAATTTGATAGAATGTGGGGAGCATTAAAATTTAATATATCGGGCAAACTAATTGACCCTGCCCTCCCCCATCCAGGAGTTCAATTAAATAGTTTTATTAGGTTAGGATATACAGTAGGTCATATCCCATGTGAAGGTGAATACATAGATGCTGGAACGGTAAGTGGGATAAAAGAACTTTATAGAAGTCTATAGAAGAAGGCAGAAAAAAATGCAGCACATTGACCCATCAGATACATTAAGAACTACTAATCCTGATGCTGATTTTAGTCCAATAACTAATGCACATAGAGAGATACTTGATGTATGCAATAATATATCAAGCATGTTAATAGAAAAAAATAAATCATACGGCAACAGCGCACTTGAACCAGTAAGAATATTTTCTGGATCAGATAACGTAGAGCAGATAAAAGTAAGAATTGACGACAAATTATCTAGATTTGCACGCGGCGGGGAATTCCCTGGAGATAATGACATTGACGACTTAATAGGTTATCTGGTATTATTAAAGGTAGCACTAAGGAATAACTGGAGATAGTATGCCTATTTATACATATACATGTTTAAATTGTGATATTGATTCTGAACTAATATGTAATATTTCATCGCGTGATGATCAGATGTGCCAGGATTGTGGTAACAGACTACTTAGATCTATCGATAGGCCAGGAATGGTTTGGAGCCCCACCAGAAACGGTGGATATTCCCTATAGGAGTGACATGCCAAAGAAAAAAACAAATAAAGAATATATTCCATATAACATGAATGAAAATATCCATGTTTATTATGAATTAGAATTTCTTAAAGATGTAATTAAGCCTGGAGATAAAATTACCTTTAAGGGAATGCGTGGAGAATTTGTTTTTATTCTCATGGCGCATAACTCAGAGAAGGACGTTACTTGGATAGATTGTACCAATCCTGCAACTGGAGAGTATAGATCATTCTATGTCGATAGACTCAAGAGCGTAGTAAGAGCAAAGAAGAGTAGAAGGAAGAAGCAACTTGTCAGAGATTGAACTTACTAGTTCTTTTGACCAAATGAATCTTGTCGTAGAAGAATTATTAAAGGGAAAGAATCCTACCGACATATCAAAGTTCTTAGGAATAAAAAGATCTCAGGTATTGGAACACATAGATACATGGAGAGAACTTGTATCTGGAGATAGTAGAATCAGAGAGCGTGCTAAAGAAGCACTCGCTGGTGCTGATCAACATTATTCTATGATTATCCAACGTGCCTGGGAAACAGTAGATCAAGCAGATGCCAATCAACAATACAATACCAAGGCCTCTGCTTTAAAAATGATTGCTGATGTAGAGCAGAAAAGAATTGACATGCTTCAAAAGGCAGGCCTTCTAGAGAATAATGAAATGTCTGCACAACTTCTGGAGACAGAAAGAAAGCAAGAAATTCTTATGAATATTCTTAAGGAAGTCACATCGGACTGTAATCATTGTAAGATAGAAGTTGCCAAAAGGTTGTCAGAAGTTACGGGCAAGGTAGAACCAATTGATTGATTTTAGTGACTTTATGGATGCCCTAGACGGGGACCTGTTTGAAGAGGTCCCCGCGTCTGTGGAGGTATTCGTCACAGATAAAAGTTATTTGGACTTGCCACCATTGTCTGAGTATCAGTATCAATCTATTCGTGCTATGACACAAATATATAAAAAGGAAACCTTGCAGAAGTGGCTTGGAGAAGAAGAAGGAAATAAGAGATGGTCCCAAACCTGTAAGGAAGTGATCCTACAGATTGGAAAGGGCGGCGGTAAGGATTTTATTTCTACTATTGGATGTGCCTATGTAGTCCACCTACTGCTATGCTTAAAGGACCCAGCCAAATATTATGGAAAGCCACCAGGAGATAGCATTGATATTATCAATATTGCCATTAACGCTGTTCAGGCGAATAGGGTATTCTTTAAGGGGATCAAGCGCATCGTTGAAAAGTCGCCTTGGTTCCAGGGGAGGTACATACCCAAGGCTAACAGTATTGAATTTGATAAAGAAATAACCGTACACTCAGGACACTCAGAGTCAGAGTCCTGGGAGGGGTATAACGTAATGCTTGCTATTCTAGATGAGATCTCTGGATTCGAAATGGAGAATACTACTGGTAGGCAAAGCCCAAAAACCTCATCTGCAATCTATAAGATGTATCGCGCATCTGTCAACTCTCGCTTCCCAGACTTTGGGAAGGTAATTATGCTTTCATTCCCCAGATTTAAGAATGATTTTATCCAACAAAAATATAGTGACGCGGTGGCAGAAAAAGAAACTGTTACAAAATCACATACATTTAAAATAGACCCAGACCTACCAGATGGTCATGATGGAAATGAATTTAAAATAGAGTGGGAAGAAGACCATATCATTTCGTATGCCCTCCCTCACATCTTTGCCCTAAAAAGACCCACCTGGGAGTTTAACCCAACAAGAAAAATTCAAGATTTTACTATTGCTTTTTATGATGACCCACTAGATTCATTGATGAGATTTGCCTGTATGCCTCCAGAGGCAACGGATGCATTTTTCAAGTCTAGGGAGAAGATAGAAAAAGCATTTAGCAATCCCAAGTTTGCTGTAGATTCTGGAGGTAGGTTCGCTGATTGGTTTAAGCCAGAGGAAGGCCGTCAGTATTTTGTCCATGTTGACTTAGCACAAAAGCACGACAATTGTGCTGTTGCTATGGCTCATGTTGAGGGTTATGTACAGATGAAGATCGCTGGCACAATGACTGAGGCGGCACCTAGGGTAATCGTAGACGCAGTAAGATATTGGCAGCCAACATCTACAAGCAGCGTGGATTTATCTGAGGTAAAAGATTATATTATTGAATTGCGCGAGCGCGGGTTTAACTTAGGTGTAGTTACATTCGACCGATGGAATTCACATGATATGATGCAGCAACTAAAGCATTATGGGATTAATACAGAACTTCTTTCAGTCGCTAAGAAGCATTACGAAGATATGGCCCTCCTCGTCACGGAAGAAAGAGTCTATGGTCCAGAACTTAAATTACTTATTGATGAATTATTGCAATTGAGAATTAGAGGTGATAAGGTTGACCACCCTAGGAAGGGCAGCAAGGACTTGGCTGATGCCGTATGTGGCGCGGTTTATAATGCGATTGCTCGCTCTAGAAGAGATGCGTTACAAGAAATCGAAATCTATTCGTATGGAATGCTTGAACAAGATAGCGAAGAAGAGATACAATTAAGAATGGGTAGGAAGAGAAACCCAGATCTCATCATTCCACCCGCTCTACAAAATGCTATTGACAGCATGGAAATAATTTAATATAGTAGTTCTTACGGGGCGGTGGCGCAGTCGGTGAGCGCAGTACTCTTATAAGGTAAAGGTCGTGGGTTCAAGTCCCACCCGCCCTACGGTTACAGACAGCAAACTTAGGATGGTTTAGTTACATAAATATATCCCGTTATAACGAGTCTGTCGGTTGAAAGCGTTGAATTCGTTTCTAGCGTCTTTCGTGCAAATGGGTTCGCCGCTGTCTGTAACTTACGGGATATGGCGCAGTTTGGTAGCGCGTCCGCTTTGGGAGCGGAAGGCCGGAGGTTCAAATCCTCCTATCCCGACATGGCATATATATTATCTTTAGTAATGCTAGTAGCATTTGCATCATGCTCTGTAGCATTTTACTTGTATGCTAGAAGTACTAAGAGTAAGATAGTCCAGAAGAACAATAAAATATCAGAACTTGAAATGACGGTAGCATATGCAGAAGCGGGGCTTGATATGTGTAATAAAAAAATAAAAGCCCTTACCAATCAGATCTCAGAATTAAATTCAGAAAATAAATTGCTTACAGCAAAAATTTCTAAGATTAGTAATCAATTTAAAAATGTAAAAGACTACTTAAACAAAAACTGATATAATTAAGGTATGGGTGACTCCATGGAAACTGAAATTCAGGACAATGAAAGAGTTCTTACCAAAATGGATGCGTGTGACGCTCCAAGATGCCCAGCACAAGCATGGGTTATTGCTAAGTTCGTGACGGGAGAGTTGTATTTCTGCGGTCACCATTTTGATGAATATGAAGTTAGCATTATCCGTGATGCCTATGATATTGTAGATGAAAGAGAATTTATCAATGCTAAATCAGAATCTTCTGCTTAGTAAAAAAGATAAAATAAAACTTGTTAGAGAGCGTGATGGATTTACATGCGCTATATGCTTCAAGGATTTTAAGGCTAGTTGTGAGGTAACTCTAGACCATTGGATTCCCCGCGCAGCGGGAGGAGCAGAAGATATATCTAATTTAAGACTTGCTCATAAAAAATGTAATTCATGGAAAAGTGATAGGATTCCAAATGAAGATGGAACGATTCCTCCGCGCCCTCCAAGGGCTAATTATCAGGATAGAAAGCGCAGAAAGCAGGAAATACTAGAGGCTTTATGCACAGACTGCTATGATGGTCGTCTGCTTCTTGAAGGGGAAAACTGTCCAGTATGCGGAGTTGCTGCTGGTCCAGAGGATTGGCCCCATTGGGCAAAGCGCCCAGCAAATCAATGTGATCATACTCCACCTGAATGGTGTTGGGCCTGTTCTATAGGAATAGTTGACCGAAAACCAGTATTTCTGGTACTATTAGAAGGTAATTAAGTAATCCCTGATGGTGTAATGGTAGCACAAATGACTTTGGATCATTTAGTTTTAGTTCGAATCTAGATCGGGGAGCGGGAGGGTACCATGCCTTGGAAGATAGTAAGAAACTTTGGTGACTGCAATGGATATGCAGTAGTCAAAGAAGGAACAAGTGAAATTGAAGGTTGTCACAGTACACGTTCATCAGCAGAAGCGCAGCAACGTGCATTGTATGCATCAGAATCTAAGAAGAATGTATCAGAAGATTCCGGCTCTATTTGGGACGGAACGTTTATTGAAAAGGATTATAGTTGACACGCGACAAAGTAATTGAAAAACTTAAGTCAAAGCGAATGAAGAATAACGTAGCATCTGCACAGATTGGTTCATATATCGCTGGGTGGAACGAGGCATTAGATTAATGCTATTGAGCAATTAAAGAAAGATTGATTGCTCGTCGCGGCTGTGGTGTAGAGGTAACACATCTGCCTTCCAAGCAGTTATCGCCAGTTCGATTCTGGTCAGCCGCTCTATGAATGAATTAAAATACTCTATTGTAAGATACAAAGGGCATCTTACATACGCTGTGTGGACTCCTGAGAGAGAAGACGAATCATTTCTTTATGGGAACGGAGCAGAAATATCCGTCGTGTATCCTTATGTAGAGTATCTTTATCCTGATGATTTTCCAAAAAATGGATGGGATAAATTATATAAGTCTAAAAAATTTAGTAATCAAAGGAAAGAGGTAGTAGGACAGGGGCCTGGGTTAGATGGAACTGCGCCTCTATTTAATTTACATTACTCTTTGCCTACAATATATCGTGCATACACACATAAAGATTACAAGGCTCTGTTCACAATATTAATGGCACTAGCACTAGTAGATAGTAAAAATATATTTGGAACAGAAGGGATCTCCGCGTGGAACCTAAAACCTCAAATGCTGAACTTCCTTGAAAGAACTGACAGGTTTTGGGGTAGTAGAAGTTCAGAAGTTCATATGGAGGCAAAAATTTCTCCGCAGTTCGATGAAGATAACTGGACTGTCAAACTAGAAAAAGATAAAATACTAGATATAGATCCAAACGTAGTATTGCAGGCGAAGGCCGAGTTTAAAACGAGAATATTTTACAAAAAGTACTCTAATCGTGTAGCATTAGATAAAGTTGAGCAACAGATCTTGCCCCTGTAACTCAGAGGATAGAGTGACTGACTTCTAATCAGTAAGTCGCAGGTTCGAATCCTGCCAGGGGCGCGTGGTAGATCCAAAACTTATTGAAATACTGTCACCATCAGAAACTGATGATTACCTTTCAAGGCTATTTTATTTACGTCATGAATGGAGAAGTTGGACTGATGGTGATATTAATATGCCCTATTATGTAATGGGTGCTACTTCTTATGCAGATGCTAGAAAAGATAAAAAAATCTACTATAAGATAAAAAACTATTACAACAAAATTCTTTTAGAAAATTTTTCAGATCTTTATGAAAAAATACTAAAAGAACTAAATAGTTATATAGGCCCATCAGAATTAGAAGATTGTTTAGCACACCCTGGATTCCATATCATGGGGGACAGGGATGTAGAGTCTAGGCTAATTGATATGAATTTTCCAGACACCTACATAAATAAAAGGCATAGAGATCATATCTATAACTACCATGAAGATCTTTTAAAGAATAAGTATTCAGAAGTAGACACTAGCGAAAACTTATCCTTTACCCTTTCATTAAAGTTGCCAAGAAATGGAAGCGGGTTAAGTATATGGTCAGACGGATTACTGAAGCATCTTGAATCAGATACCCAGTTTGAATTAGATATAAAAAATAATTCTTTCTATAAAGATAAAGATATCCCAGAACCAGAAGTAGTACCTTATAGAGAAGGAAGCATGTTTTTATTCTCTGGTAATTTTTATCATCAAGTAGCACCATTATATAAATGCTATTCAGATGACGTGCTATACAAAATTCTAGCGGTGTAAATAAAATAAAATTTGCGATACTTGAGCAAAGTACCGATGAAAACTTTTCAGATATAAATAATTCAGAATCTATAAGAATAGAAAAAATCTTAACTAAAAATCCAATAGGGGTGGGCGCTGCAAGAAGCCGTCTAGTAGAATTCGTTGAAGACGAGGACTTCTTTTTGGGAATAGATTCTCATACAATATTTACAGATAATTGGGATAATCAATTAATAAATAGGTATTCACAAATAGTTAATGACTTAGGGAATAAAACATTAATATCTCAGCCGCTACATTGGGCAACAATAGAAGATGGCAAACTAGCAGTAGATCAAACAACAGCCAGACTGCCACCCTGGAAACTAAAAATAGATGGACTAGTTGCTAAGGCAGAAAATATATCTGTAGATAATAGTTACGAGATTCACCATTCACTTAGTTGCCACTTTATGTTCGGGTACGCGAGTATTGTTAAGGACATTCCGTTCGATAAAGAATTATTTTTTATCGCAGAAGAACCACTTCTATCTATTAGATATGCAAGTAGAGGATACAATTTAGTTGCAATAAATTATAATCCAATGTATCATTTATCTAAATATAGCATAAGGCCAGAAGATGACTGGAAGATAGACTTTAATGTTGAAAAAACTATATATGATGCTCTATTTTTATTAGATGTAGTTACCGGAAAGTATTTAGGTCCACGCGGAGCAGAATCAATTGATAGTCTTAATAAATATAAGTTAGATTCTGGCATGACTTTGAAATATTTAATGGATAGTTTAAGCATTAAAGATGAGGATGAGTTGTATTATTCTGTAAAAAATATACTAGATGAGTCATTTTCTTCAAACAACGTCTGGTCTGCTCTATATGATGTAGTATATAATTTAGCCTGTAAGGAAAAAATAATATAACGAATGGCGTGTAACTCAATGGCAGAGTATTCGACTGTTAATCGAAAGGTTGAAGGTTCGAGTCCTTCCACGCCAGCCAAGCCAGATAGTCCCCAAGGTGGGGAAGCGGTCTGTAAAACCGTCGCCTCAGGCATGGTTGGTTCGATTCCAACATCTGGCACAATGATATAATAGTATTATGGAACTTTATGATGAATTAACTACAGAAGAAAAAGCATACCATGATGCACTAGTCTCTATAGCAGAGACATACGGCCCATTTGATAAAGGTACTTCAAGTATTTGGGTTGGATATGAACCAGCAGGAGAAAATGAAGACGCAAGCATCGGGGTGAGGTGTGGAAACTGCTCTATGCACTTTGAGAAAGATGGAGGAGCCCTTGGATGCAAGATACTATCTTATGAAGTTGAAGAAAATGGAAAGTGTCGATTAGCAGCAATTCCAGATGGATATGTAAATACTTCAGGTATAGATGATGAAGATGATGATATGAATGATGATGACGATATGTTAATGTCAGATAAATTCTGGGGCGGATCTTTCTTTAAAAATGTTTAATGTTATTACAACCGAAACAATTCGTGGCGGAGGCGGGGGAATAAAAAATCCCGACCACTCTGACGGAAAGATTAAGATTGGCAAGTCTCCATTAAGACGCAAGGGCGGCAAGAAATAATGTTCACCTTCTACTGCCTGGTAAAAAATGGTGAAGACTACTACTTTAAACCACACATTGTCATATACGATAACATGATAGAAATAGTAAATTACCCCGAATCCTTGAACGTCGCATAAAATTTCTGTATAATAGAATTCATGTTGCCGCCACAAGGAGGTCAATATGACGACAATAAACCGATTTGGTGCTGGATTAGTATCAATAGCAGTAGTATTATCTACAGTACTAATCTCTCCAAACCTGGCGTATGCTAAGTCTACGCCTTTGGCGGAAGGTACAGGAAACTTTGCCACCGCTGACACACAAGAAAGAAGGGCAATAACAGATAGAAATTGGACACTGCCCTCTAATTGTAATGATAAGCAGGCAAAGATACTGTTCAAGGCAGGTTTTAATAGACCTGGAATGTTAAGAGGGGCCTGGGCAATTACCTGGCGCGAATCTAAGCATGAATCATTAGATGAATCTAGCAGATATTTTACTGGAGCCCTGGGTACTTGGCAAAGTATGGTTATTCATTTAAGAATGACTCCTGGTATGAAAATGCAGGAATGTATTATTCTTTATGGGGATCTGGACTAACCTACTCATGGGTAATTTATCCATTCAATACAGGATGGTCCTTGTTCCCTAAGAAATGTACACCTGTAAAACAGTAAATGATACACTTATATCGTAGACGCAAATAAAATTGCGGCAACAGTCTACGGTCGCCACAGTAACTCAGTTGGTAGAGTATTCGCCTTGTAAGCGAAAAGTCATCGGTTCGAATCCGATCTGTGGCTCATGGAATTTAGTGATGAAGAGGTAGAGCATTTCATGAGTTACCTTGAAGAAGAAAAAGTTCTTGTATGGGTGGGCATGAATGAAGATGGGGAAAGAACATTCGTGTTCGACTTTGAAAGGATGAAGCATATATTCCCAGAATTGTATGATGCAATGATGGAGGAAATGAATGCTGAACTTATGAATCTTTATGCATTAGGATTTATCACTATAGAATACGACACAAATCTAACTCCAAAATTTAAGATAACTGAGCAGGGCAGGGACTACCTAATTGAAAATGGAGTAATAATTCCTGAGGAGTTTGAGTAATGTCAGAAAAAATATTAACTAAGAGTTATATAGAAAACCTTGAATACGAGGTAGAAGAGTTAGACTATAGAATATTTTTAATAAAAAATTTTATTAAAGAGAGCGAGTCTGAAGAATTAGTAGAATTAGCAATCAATGCTAATCATGAAGAATGGTGCAAGGAGTACATGATTGGTGCCAAAAAACTCGCGCAACTTAAGTTTGGCACAGATGATATAGACAGTTTAGTTAGCCAGGGTCTATATGAAATAACAGATAATTGGTATGATAAAAATTTAAGAATAAATGATCACAAAATTGCCAACATCTTAAAAAAAAGATGCCAAGAGTTGTTTGACTTCAGAAAAGATATTCAATTTAATGGATGCGGCACAATACAAAGACAGTACGAGGGAGTGCCGTTAAAAGATCATGTAGATAATCATACGGACCCATCTCTAGAGTATGCCGTAGTTTTCTATTTGAATGATGAATATACCAACGGAGAAGTATTTTTTGTTAATCAAAAAATAGAGTTGCGACCTCCAAAAAATTCTATATTAGTATTCCCTACGAGCGAAAACTGGAGGCATGGGGTGAATTCTCCAGGTCCAGGCCCACATAGATATGTTATACCCGGCTTTGTTTCTAGAAAAAATTTCTGGAAAAAGCACAAGAAGAATAGGTATAATGTAAATAAGACAATAGAAGATACTAATCTCTAGGAGATATAATGACAGGCAAAAACGTCATTGACTACTATAAAGAGTGGGAAACAGATCAGATAAAGGCCGACCTTGATACCCGCAGGCTTTCCTACGCTGTGGCCTTTGAGAATCTATCTGGTGATTTTAACAAGGCTACTGGAATTAGAAATGCCAATGCATTTATGGCTAAGGAGTGCTGGATCATTGGAAATAAGAAGTGGGATAAGCGCGGCGCAGTAGGAACTCAACACTACAACCACCTTAAGCATTCTCCGTCACTTGATGACCTTTATCTTAACAATAGTGATATCAGACAGATGAGGTGGGTGGCAATTGATAATGTTCCAGGCGCGATCCCTCTTAATCAGTATGAGTGGCGCAAGGATTCCTTCATCATGTTTGGAGAAGAGCAAAGAGGTATCTCTCCTTTCGCTCTTGGAATGGCTGATGATATAGTCTCCATTCCCCAACTTGGCAGCGTAAGAAGTCTTAATGTTGGTACGGCTAGCGGCATTGTAATGTATGACTATGTGACAAAAATGGGCATGGTATAATTAAGTATGGCTGAAAAAACTTATGCACCTACTGATGGTATGGCTTCGGCTGCCCGTAGAGCGCTGAAATGGAAGAAAGAGGGCAAGCGCGGTGGTACAAGAGTAGGTCTGGCTAGAGCGAATCAACTAGCCAATAAAGAGTCTCTGTCTGCTTCTACGGTATTGAGAATGTATAGTTTCTTCTCCCGTCATGAAGTAGATAAGAAGGCTAAGGGTTTTAGTTCAGGAGAAGAAGGTTTCCCAAGCCCAGGCAGAGTGGCCTGGGATCTTTGGGGCGGGGATGCAGGAGCATCCTGGTCTAAACAGAAGAGAGATTCTATAATGAATGACAGAATGAATAAGTCAATATGGTCTGGAGTTTTCTTCCCAGCAGATGAGCCTGCACTGGTAGATCTTACAGAAGAAAATGACGCGCCACTAGATGAGCCAATTGTTGAAGAGGTAGTTGCTGAGACTCCAGCAGTTGTTGAAGAACCAGCACCAGCAATTGAAGATAATACAGTTGAAGAAGAAACTGTAGAAGAAGTAATTGAGGAAGCAGTTGTTGAAGAAGTTGTGCCTGAAGAGCCAGCCTCAGAAGAAGAGCCAGTTGTAGATGCTCCAGTAGAAGAAACTGTAGCGCCAGAGGTTTCTGAAGAAGCCCCTGCTGAGTAATTAATCGGAGAAATGTAATGAGAATCCTTGTCGGCGGTAGCCGTAACTGGGTAGACTATAATGAAATAATGCGTAAGATGACAGTAATACTAGACAAGTGGGTATCGACAAATCCCAACGATAAAAAGATTACTTTTGTTCATACGGCATCTACCCCAGCGGAAAATATGGTTACTGAATATATTGGTAAGGTAGAGAGACTACTTAAGCAGAAGGGCTACTCTATCGATGAGCAGTTGTTTAGGCCTAAGAAAATTTCAGATAGTTCTGCCGTGCAGATGTATGATCTTGCTAGCCTTAATATTGATAAGGCGATATTTTTTGTCAGGGATTCTTGCAAGAAAACCACTTCCCTTGCTAATATAAGTAGTGCAATGGAAATTCCTACGGAGATTGTGAAAGGGTGATGATGATGCCAAAAGGAGATCTTTTCTCGGCTATCGCGGCGTGACCAGAAGTACTTGGACCTAGCGCTAAACGTGGCCCAGTCTTCTGAATGTCGAATGAAGCACGGCGCAGTAATTGTTAGAGGCGGTAGTGTGATTAGTGTTGGAATTAATAAGAAGCGAAATCACCCCACCGTTGTTTCATCAGAACATATCAAGACACACTGTTCTGTACACGCAGAGATTGACGCTTTGCGTAAGGTGAGAAACCCAAAGGGCGCTACGCTTTATGTGGCAAGAGTAAATAAGCGGGGGCAGGATAGGTTGTCGCGCCCTTGCGATAGATGCCACAAGGCAATTAACGACGCGGGTATTCGAAAGGTAGTTTATACATGAGCGATCTAGATAATATTACAGCAATACTAGATGGTATTAGAGAAGAACTTGCAAGAATACGAATAGTTCTTGAGCAAGACGCATATAAAAAATCAATGATTCTACAGAAAGCAAATGATGAAAACTCTTACACTAGATTACAATAAGGCTCACGGCTTTATTGAGAGTAATTCCCATCGTGGGTATTCCTGGGATGGATGGGATGTTGTTCGTTGGGTTCCTAACCCTTCAGGATACACATCAAAAGACGGTTCTTTTAAGAACGGTCAGTGGGGCATTTCTTTCCGATTCCCCGTACAGAATGACGGAACTTGGAAGGTAAAGGTTCCTTCAAATGTCGAATATAATTGATGAACTTGGACTAGACGCAGATAATCTAAAGTGGTACCAACTTGCTGCATGTATTAATGCAGATATCAATATGTTTTATGATGATTATGAAACAGATAAGCATCTAGCAGCACAAGTTGATGAGATGTGTCTACACTGTCCAGTAGCCAAACAATGCTATAATGAAGGTGTAAATAATAAAGAGCGCGGGGTCTGGGGAGGAGTTTACCTAGACCTAGGTAGAGTTGATAAAGAGTATAATTCTCATAAGACACCAGAAATTTGGAAGAGGCTGAAGTCAATACATGGATCAAGTATTCTACACAAAAGAGATGGCTAAGGCTATACGAGAGGTTAAGCCTCCCTTTACTGGTATCAAATTAGATATCAGAAAGAGGCCTAATTATATCGCATTGACAGTCCATGAGGATAATATCATGGAGTTCTCAGAGTCTAAGCGTATGCAAGTCATGGAGTACTTGCTTCAAGTAAGGACTATGATTCAGAACTTTGGCGTTAGATGCGAGATAGAGGGCATAAAATATGTCTAAGAGATCTATACACAACTTTATTGTTTATATACCAGATGAGAAATGCTACGGGGTAACAGAAAACCTAGGAGCATTTACAAGTCTGGTAAAATATAATAAAGACGGTATAGAATTTAAAGTGACATTACTTAATGAAGACATTATATTTTTAGAAGACATTGCAATCGGAATAGAGGAAGAAGAAATTTAATGGTATGTTATTCATGTGGTCAGCCTAAAAGTGAATTGACCCCGAAGAAGTCCTCCCTTTTAAGCGGCATGAATTTGCTTCTTTGCAAAAAGTGTATAGAATCTAAGTATGAGCCACGATGGATCATTATTCTTGCGGGTAGAAAGTTCGGCCCAGAAACAGTAAGGGAGTATGTGATTCGTCATAGATATGTCGGTAAAGAAATCGCAGCAAGTGAACTTATCTCCTAACAGCAAATGTCAGGATGTAATAAATCAAATAAACATCATCACTGCCAACATAAAGGCGGGGAACGCTACTGATAAAGACTTTACCGTATGCAAAAGACTATCAAGTAAGTTAAAGAAGTTACTAAATAATGTTAATGATATAGATGATTTCTATAGATGGCTTGGCCTAGAAACTATAGAAATGTCCAAATATATATGTTCTAAGTATGCTCACAAGAACTCCAATGATAAAATAGATATATAGTCTGTCTGAGGAGTGGAGTAAGACGAACATCCCAACTGAAGTTCTAATAGCACTAGTAGGAATCTTTGCAGCCCTATTTACAGGATCAGCCGCAAAGATATTTGACTATAGGCTGGGTAAGGTAAAGCATGACTTTGAGAAAGACATTCAATTAAGAATGACTGAGTTAGAAGAACTTAAAGTCTTAAAAGAAGAGTTAGAAAATAGAAAGAATGAAATAAAACAATTAGAAGATCAATTAGATGAATGGAAAGGTAAGTACTACGAAATGCTTGAACATCTAATTAATCTTAAAGGCCAACTAGATAAATAGATTTAGGTGATAGCATGACATGTATTGCAGCCATAGCGTATAACGGAATGGTATACATGGGCGGGGATTCTGCGGCAGCAGATGAAAATAACCAACTTATATCCACTAGAAAAGAACCTAAGGTATTTATTAAAGACGATTATCTAATTGGTTATGCTGGAAGTTTTAGGTTTGGTAAAGTTATTGAGCATATCTTTATCCCACCCAAGCCAGATTTTAAAAATCTAGATAAATTTGATAAATTTCTTAATACTATTTTTATAGATGCCCTAAGAGAATGTGCTGAATCATCTAAGATAGACCCAACAACCGAAGAAGACTCCTCAGAATTATTGATTGGCGTGGGCGGTAGACTGTTTGAATTCTGTAATGATTGGCATATGGGAGAAGATTCTAATGACTTTAATGCCATAGGGTCAGGAGCATCATTTGCCATGGGATCTTTATATTCTACTGGACGAATTAGATCTCCTCATGCTAGAATAAGAACTGCATTGCAAGCAGCAGAGAAATTTTCTCAAACCGTAAAGGGTCCGTTTACTATCTTAGGGAAGTAATATGTTCGATGTTAGGGGTCTTCCAACTCCTGAATGTCCCGCGTGTGGAAGTTGGCTTCTAAAGGTATGCCTTCATCTAGACGAAGAATATAATATCGCAGGCTATTTACTTGACGCTGAGTGTGCCAATTGTGGTACACTTCTTACTATTGCAACCCCCATTGACCACCCAGACTATGAGGAAACTCTATGAAAACCGCAGTCATATTCGACATGGACGGCACACTAGCAGATGTGTCGTCTATTCGTCATCATCTAAATAAATATGATGCTACCAAGCGCAGGGTGGTTAAGCAGAGAAACCATACTGCCTGGTGGCTAGCCATGCATGATGTTCCTAGCGACATGCTAATGATGCGCGGTGACGAGGACAACAGGAAAGATTACGAAGTGAAGAAAGACATGCTTGACACTATTCGTAAGGCTTATAATGTTATTCATGCATGGGATGATAATCCTAGTATTATTAAACTTTGGGCGGAGGAAGGTATTCCTACTACCGTCGTTCCTGGATGGGAAGATAAATGATCATTCGTAATGCCGCTAAGTGCGCCAAGTGTGGTGATGTAATTCAGTCCACCCACCGCAACGATTTTGTTGAATGTGAATGTGGGGCAATTTTTGTAGACGGTGGAAATGAGTATATGAGGGCTGGCGGCGCTATGGAAGACTTTATTCCACTGTATGTATCTACCGATAAGCCATTTGTACCAGAATCAGCACATCTAGAGCATACTGATATTATCCTAGCCGCACATCATTCTAGTACCTGCGCGGGTCAACAATGCGCCCTGCACAAGAGAACTGATCATGAGATGAGGGGTTGGCAACAAGGATTGGAAATGGTTAGGTCAGTATTCGTAATTACTAGAATCTGCCCACACTGGTTTATTCATACTGATCCAGATGATTTCTATGTATATGATTTTGAATGGTGTCATATCTGTAAGCCTAAGCATAAGGAAGTAGTCTTCTGATGAGTTATTGCAGATTCGGCACAGCCGATGCCTACATATTTGATCATGCTAATTTTGGTATTGTATGTATGGCATGTGCCCTGATGCCAGTAACAGGAGAAAATGATCCATTCCCTGATACTTTCGTGGCAGGATATGATAGGCAGAAGATGCTAGATCATATTGAAGAACATCGTGACGCAGGGCATAACATTCCCTTTGAGGTAGACCTAAGACTTAGGAAAGAAATAGAGCATATCCCATCATGTCCATGTAATCGTGCAGACGAGCGTGGTTGCTATTTGATAGGTGCAAAAGATAATAAGTGTATAGCATGTGAGTGTGATGAAAATGAATAGAAAAGACTGGTATATCGGTCCACTACACGTTATAATTAGAGGGTACAACGATGACCCACAGTACGGAACATTGTTGTGGGGTAACAGGGATAAAACCCTTGATATCTGGTTTAACAGGACTTTAATCACTTTTAGAAGGGCAAATCCATGGTGATCCACGACCCGCTGTGTTCTGTAGTTTCTGGATGTGATATCTGTGGACCTTATACCGATGAGTTATGTTGTGAGTGTCCTATTATTAGTAAAACGAGAGAAGATGAGCGGCGGCAGGCGGTAGAAAGAGTTCGTGTAAAAAAGGGAAAATTCCCTAGCACGAGACTTGACTGGGATACTATAGTCATTGCTGTACTTGATGGAACAAAGTTGAGACTATCTAAGAAGGAATTAAATGAGCGAGCATGACCCACTATGTCCTTATAAGCCATCGACAATACAATGCAATAAGGATCATGAATGCAGTAGTGGGATTATTATTCCTGAATCTGAAGTAAAGTGCCAATGTGATTTAATAGAAGCCGTAAGGAATGTATGATATGTCTTCAATTACTTTAATTCCCTATAACAATCATTATTATATTAACCATAGAGATGACCAGGGCAAAGAGAAATGCTTGGGAAAAATTCCGTCATATTGCTTGCAAACAGCCGTGTGGTTCTATACACTAGAGAACATGGACGTATTCGTATTGGAGGATAACATGGACGCAATTGACGACTACTTTGAGCAGAAAATGAAGGATATCAAGTAATGCAGGTGTTTCTCCCAGAGCGTAACTTCTCTGAATCTGCTTCTGTACTAGATCAGAAGCGCCTTGTCAAGCAGTTGCTTGAAGGTAGGCAGATCATGACGATTCTTGTTGGCGAGAATAAAAGTAACGCCTGGGTAAACCACCCTGCTGTTCGTATGTTTAAAGGGCACCATGCAGCGCTTTACTCGTACCTTTTTGCGATTAGAACCGAAATGGAAAATCGCGGGTATAAGTGGGAGAATAACTGGGCAGAGATTGAGCGCATGATGCATAACAATTATCAGACCTATTCCCTGCCAAAATGGATGCAGGATGAGAGTACAATTACTAGCGTAGTAATTACTCATCGTGGTAGACTATATGAAAAGGCACCAGAATTGTACCCACAATATATTGCTGAGTATCAGTTCTACCGCAACCATGTGTGCTGTGATAGGTGTACCTATCATTGGCCCACGCATAAACTTATATGGAATGAGGAACTGTGAATTTTAGTGTAGGAGATGTTGTAGATTTTACTGACTCCACTACTGGATTTGTCTACCGTGGAGTTATTATTGATCATGTTCCAGGTAGAGATACCCGTGACTTAGGTAAAAGCAGCCCACTTAGGGAGTACCTCATGAAGTTTGACTACCCTTGGTATGGATATGATCGCGGCTGGGTAGCGAAAGAGGAACTAACTATGGTCAGATTTGCAAAGAATAGCCCGACAGTAACATATACATCTAGTACATGGACTAATAAGCCACTTAACGATAAGGAAAACATTAAGGTGACAGCATCAAATACTATTAATGAATCTACAATTAGTGAAACTCCTGAGCGCCCCTGGACACCATACTATGTAACATCCGATGAGTTCTTTGACATTCTTAAGATAGCCTTTGATGACACCTATGGTTCTAAGCACCGCTGGCATCCAGAGGACATGTATGTAAATGTCTCTTGTGTCCTAGAAGTAGTTTCAAATACCCTCGCCAATATGGTACGAATCAAGGCGGGTAGAGAATTGCAGGGAGTAAAAGAGCCGTGACTCCAGAACAGTATGTAGCCAATGCACTTATGAAAGTATGGTTTAAGAAAGGCCATAGCGATAAGGAGTGGCTTGAGTCAGATGACGGTAAAGCATGGCTGGAGATCTCTCTCCTTGATGCACAGGTGGCAGTAGACGCCTATCAGGAATGGATTAGAATTTACGGAGATGATCTAAAGTAATGTATATCAACTGCTGGCAGTGCAAGGAACAGGTCGATGCAATTTCAGCAGAGAAATATGTCTATCGTAATGTCATCCGTCAGATGGAAGACATGCTATGTGATTGGGCGCGGGAGAATGGAAACAACTGTGACTCCTATGACCATGACGACTGTAGAGTTTTACAAGTACTAATACAGGAATATAAGGGAAGACTATGAAACTAAATGATTTAGAAGATATTGTAAGTCTCGTAGCAAAGGACTTCTTTGACTACAAGAATCCAGGATTCTCAGCAGTAGATAATCCTAAGAGTGTTCAGACAGCAATTGATGATACAGCATTTATTATTAATAAGTTTATCGGTTATTTTAATCAACTAGCAGAAGGTGAAGTAAATGACGCAAGATGAAATTAGTGATCTCCTCCGCGATCTAGAGTCTGCTAGCAAGGACATTAAAAAGCAGACTGGTGGCAAGGGCGGCGAGGGGTCAGAAAAGAAGTATGGAATCGCCTACGCTGCTTGTGTAAAGGCAGGAATCAAGCCTCCACTACGCAGTAAGTACCGCTAGATCTAAGATTAATCCTCTGATGTTATACTGAAAGGGGAGGTGAAGTTATGCTTAATGAAAATAATGTAAGCATGTATGATTATTTAAACACTCGTTTAGATGATATGTATAAAGCATTTGGTCAAAGGTTTGAATCTAACGAGCGTCAGGTAGATCGGGCAGAACGTTCTTTAAATGAAAGATTAGCGTCTGTTAATGAATTTAGGTTAGTTCTGACTGATCAGCAAAAACTTTTAGTAAATAGAACAGAGTACAAGGATCTGATAGATCGGGTAGACCGCCTAGAATCTAGGGTAAGCCTGTCAGAAGGTCGTGGCAAAGGAATATCTGCCAGTTGGGGGTATTTAGTAGGGGCCATTGGTCTGATCGTAGGATTTATAACAATATTTAGTATAGATATAATATAACTAGCCCGTATGCATAGCATACGGGTTTAGTTATTTTTGACCAGTCAATTATTTTTTGACCAATAAATGATTAGACGATTGTCCTATTTACGAAGATTATGTGGATTTCTATGTTATAATTAATATATAGGCACCCCATTCCTATACAAATAAAATATAAGGAGATTTAGGGGTGCCAGAAAATACCAGAAACTTAATAATTTGGATCGTTATTGCAGCAATATTTACTATTACTGTAGGAGCGATACTTTTCATGTTTAATAGCAATGCAAATGCGGGTGGCGGCAAGGTTAGAATATGCCACGCCACCGCTTCAGATAAAAATCCATATGTAAATATAGAAATAGATGCATCAAGTATTGAGAATCCTAATGATAAGAAATATTTGAATGGACACGGAGATCACGAAAAGGATATTATTCCTCCGTTCACATTTGGAGAATCAGAATTTTTGGGGTTAAACTGGGACGATACAGGTCAAATGATTTGGAAGAATGACTGTAAGGTTGTTATTCCAGAGCCAACACCTAGTCCCACTCCAACGGAGCCAACACCAACACCGACTCCAACGGAACCAACTCCAACGCCAACACCAACGGAACCAACACCGACTCCAACACCAACGGAGCCTACGCCAAATCCGACTGAGCCAACACCAACGCCAACGGAGCCTAATCCAACTCCAACGGATATTCCAGCAGGCGGCGGGGGCATGGCGGTGAAAGTTCCTGCTTTAAAATAGTATAAATATAGAGCGGCCCCTGGCTCTAATGGGGGGTCTACAATCCTCGTGAGTCACCGCGATGGAGTGGGTCCAGAGCCAGGGGCTTTCTATAAACTAGAAACGCTTCAAATGGGGGATGAAGTGTTCGTTTCTAATAACAATTATACAATAAAATATTCCATATCGGACATTTTTTTGATCAAAAAGTCAAAATTATTTAAAAAGTCTGATCTAATTTTTGATGACGATGGAGCGCCAAAATTAGTTATGATCACATGCGGCGGCGGATATGATTTTGAAAAACTCTCATATAAGAAAAATGTTATAGTAATAGCAAAACCCTTGGCTATATCAAATACTCTAGGGTATACTAATAAATATAAAACTTCTTCATGAGAGAAAGAGAAATTAGTGAAAAGTCCATGCACCAGCCCTAAGCATTCTGAGTACTCATGCCTCATAAAGTGGGGAGTAAGCAGTAAAAAGTTTGGTGTAGATAAGTGGTGTAATGGATGCATAGAACATCATAATAAGTCTCATATAGTGCAGGAATACCTGAAAAATATACCCGCGAATGAGCCGAAAAAGAAGAACAGGAAAGCCGCATGAGAAAGTTCGCCATAGTAACAGGCCGTTGGTACGGCGTATGGGCGTGGATTTGGTATGCAGATGTAATGCAGGAATCAGATGATGTGCCATATCGTACATTTAATGCTCTGTCAAAGAAGGGGGCATTGAGAAAGTCTCGTCGTTATATTCGTAGACTTACTTCACCCATTGAAGATAAAAAAGCATCTGTTTATGTGTATGATGAAAGTACACTTAAATTGGATGAGATTGAAATATGAATGTAGTTTATCAAGATAACTTCCTTACTCCAGAAGAGATCGAATTCTGCCTGTCATTTTATGACAAGATAGATAAAGAGATTGGCTGGGAATCTAGCGAAATAGATTTCTGGGAGGGAAGAGTGTTCGATGTGTCCAACATCATGGACAAGTTGGGTGACAGGTCTGCATACGGATCATTCATTAAGATCTTAAAGCGTATGCAGGATTTTATCATGTCACAGTTCGATCTCACTGAGACC